CTCAGCGTCACAACGCTGCCATATCCAGCCTGCATGGCGCGCACCATCTCCCACACCATGCCGAAACGAGTGTGCACGGCGCCGGCGCCGTCCCCCGTGTCATATACCTGGACCGTGGCAAGGACATCGGCGCCGTAAGGAGGGTTGGCCAGTAGACCGCCCACGTCCTTGCTGCGGTCATGAAACACCGTATTCGCAGTGGAGCGCACTGCTGCAAGGTTGTAGGGGCCACCCATCTGCGCGAAGTTGCTATCGCCGTAGGCCAGTACCTTTAGCGGCAGTGCCTGGCGCAGCTTGCGCAAAGCCGGCCTGAGCAGCTTTCGGTTGCGTTCCACCTCAGCACGGTGCTCTGGAAGCGACTGCCGCTTCACACCTTCTGGGGCGTTGTCCCAAAGCGGCAAGATCACCTTGGCTTCTACGTCCACCGCAAAGAGCGGTAGCTGACCCACACCAGGCGCGGGTACGAACTCACTGGCATCTCGCACACGCTCGGTGCCCGTGAGCACCGACACAACACCGGTCAGTGGGGTGTAGACGACCAGATCATAGCGCCGCGCCTTCCAGGTGTAGCTGACCAGGACATCCCGTTCCGCACCGCTGGTGCCGGGCAAAGAGAACGCGCCCAGCCCCGGGATCGCCCAGTAGTCCGTGTCCAGAACCAGCGTACCGCCAGTGCCAGCATCCTTGACGATCACCCCTGTCAGAGCCGCGTGCGCCACACGATCGCGCATGTAACTCCACGTCTTCGCACTGCCGGCCGCCGGCCGCAGCGTGAGCGGTTCATCAGTCACGGTGGCACCAGCCAGCGCCGCAAGGCTCACCGTGGTGTCGAAGTTATGCTTTCCGCCGCTCCTCGCAGCAATGCCCTTCAGGCGAACACCCGCGCCCTGCCAGCGAGCGGTGGCCTCAATGATCGAGTCGCCCAACCAGATGTCGGCACCCACGTCATCACGATCGAGCTGATAGCCGGTGAGGGTCAGGTCGTACGCGAACCGGTAGGTGGTGGACGATGCACCACTGGACCATGACGACAACGGCCCGCTGCGCCAGAACTTGCGGTACTGATCGGCAACCAATCCCGCCACGCTGTGATAGGTGATCGCCGAAAGCAGTCGTGCCCCGGCCGCATCCTGCGCCTCCACGACGAGGTAGTACATGGTTCCGGATTTGACGGTGAAACGCGACAACGCAAGATTCACCGTCGTCATCGACGGAGCGCCAGGCACGATTCCCAAATCATCAACCGTGCCTTGGGCACTGGCCTCCAGCACATCGCCAGTGAAACCAGGCGCCTGCGCTTCCCACGCTGCGCTACGCGGCCGAGAGTACAGCCATACAACCACCTTCGCAGTCCCTGCCTCCACCATCAGCGGGATGCTCACGCCGTCAGCAACGGTCGCGGCAGGCACATCCAGACCACCGACAATGCCGACGGCCCAGGTGTAGCGCCCGTTGGCGATCGTAAATGCGCTCTCGCCGGACAGGGCAGCCACAGTCTGAGGAGCGCTCGGAATCAGCCGGTCGATTGCAGCTTGGAACGTCTCCAGCGACGACGCGCGCGCATCCAGGTCGGCAGACTTCACGAGCCGGACCGCACCCACGCTCCAAGCAATCGCGCTCCCCGCGCCCATGTTGCTCCAGAATCCAGCACCGGGAGACGAACGGTAGTAGCCCATCCGACGCTGGGTGAGGCCGGTTGTGCTCAGGTATCCCAGACCCATGGCCACGGATGCACCGGCCGCGTTCCGGGAATCCAGAGTGACAAGATAGGTGTATCCCTCCTCCGCGATCACCACCGGGAGGGGAACCCATACCAATGCTGCAAGGCCAACGGACAATCCAAGCTCCGCGATCGGGATGGACCTGCTTGCTACAAGCAGATCACCTGCAATACCCGGGCCTGCGCGGTCTTGGGTGCCCACCGCCAAGGATCGACGCCAAATCGACACGTGCAAGGTTGCGGCCTCCGCCACAACCTGAAGCTGTGCCCGGATGCCGTCAAAGCTGCTTCCGGCAGCGAGGTCAGTCCCAACATCGAAAGCCTGTGTCCACGACGAGTAGCCGACACTCGATGCCACCAGCGCCGTAGGCGTGCGGGTGACCAGAAGGTTGTACAGATTGGAACGGATGGCGTCGGTGAGAGGGTCGATCTGTCGAATTGCAGGCAGACTTTCACGCTCCAAGCTCGAGAGGTCACTGGCATTTGCTTTCGTGGCCAGCATGTCCTCGCGGAGGAACTGCCAGCCAGAACCGTCCCAGCGGTACTGACCTGCACCAGCGCCAGTGGCAACGAATGCACCCTGGCCCTCGTAGGCTCCAATCTTTGTCTGCAGCTCACCCAGGGTTGCCATGTAAATCGCGCTGGTGGACTGCCCAGATTTGAGAGCATCGATCTCAGCCTGCGCGGCTTTGGGAGTGGGGAGATCAGCAATCGGAAACGCCGCAAGGGATTCCGACGTTCGGACCACGCCCACCAAGGCATCGGTCCGCCCGGCAGCTCGTTGCGGAAGGTCTGCCGCCGGAATGATCTGCCGGCCATCAATCGTCGCCATTTTCTCTCCTACAGAACGGCCGAGGCATCGACGGCCCCGGTATCAATGTTGGCCAGGGCAAGCGCCTGGCGGATGCTCACGTCCAGCAACACCTGGTTCGACCAGGCGACCAGCTGCGGCTGCTCCCCGAGAAGTGCCAGCAGCACATCCCGGGCGACGTCGTCGGCCTTGGCCGGTCTGGGGTCGCTGTGCTGGAACTCGCGTTCGATGGCCTTGCCATCACCGCCGATCAGCGGCAAACCGGCATCGGTGATGGCGCGGGCCAACCCGCGGAACAGGATCTGCCCGCCCTGCAGTGTCCGGGTGCAGACCACCGCAACCAGATCACCGGTATCCAGCTCGACCACGGTCTGACCAGGGTCGACGGGAACACCGTCCTTCTTCACATAGCTCATAGCGGTACTTCCTCGAATGCCGGGTTTCTCGATCCACCGCTGCCGCCGCCACCACCGATGCTGCCGCCGCCACTGCCTGACCCACCCGCAGCGGGGAAAGTGATCTGCAGAGCGCTGATGGCCACATTGCCGTTGACGTTCGCCGTCTCCACGACGTTGGTGGTCACCCGCAGCTGCCGGCTGCCGCCCTGCAGCTGCGGATCGTTGTAGTAGAGGTAGACGGTGACCTTCTGCCCGGCCGTGCCGGTCAGGCTGGCGCTGCTGGCGGCGTAGGCAACCTGGACTGAGCCGATGACCAGCGTTCCCGCGGTGACGCTGATGGTGGCCACAGAGGCGCCTGCGGCGTCGCTCGCTGCGGCGAACGTCACCGACGTGGCCATATCCCACATGGACTGCTGGTTGCCGATGTTAGGCAGCGCCGCCGCGCCCACGCGGTTGGTGTCAGGTACATTCACCGCCACGTCGACCCATTCCGAGGCTCGCCCGTTGACGCCGATAGACCGCATCTGCAGGTCGTAGGGGGTGCCGCGCTGCAGCTCACGAACGACGAACACCTGCCCGGCCACCTGGCTGCGGTACTGCCACGCCGTGTCCGGCGCACCGACTTCACGGAAGCGCAGCTCATACGAAGCGATCGCAACCGTCACTGGAGCATCTCCACTGTGTTGTAGCCGTGGCGCGGGGCGGTGCCGATCCGCACCACAGCGGTGGGAATGCCCGCATCGTCCACCTCATCATTCACCGGGTCAGATACCGCCACGGTGACCTTGGGCGCTGCCGGGATACCGTAGTCGCGGCCGCTGATCTCGCTGACGATCCCTTCTGGCGGGTTCTTCCAGTAGGCGTCCACGCGCTCGTCGTACGCCACCGCGGTGAACGAGGACGACAGGTCTTCCGAGTAGCGCACGCCGGTGATGATCAGCGTGGTCATCTCCAGGCCCCGCTCACCCACTACCACGCGATCACCGACCACGGCCCCGGCTGGCCGGTTGTCCGTGTAGAACGTATCGCTGAACGCGCTGTGCGGCCGGCAGTTCACCTTCCGCTTTGCGCCGCCCGCCGTGCGGGTCTGCAGGCCGTAGAGCTTCAACGGGTCGGTGTATATCTCGGTGTCCAGCCTCACTGTGGCGCCATCAGTCCCTTCCGGGGTACCGTTGGCCAAGCTCACAATGCGGCCCCATCCGGTGCCCCACTCGGCAACGTCGTGCGCCACGTCCACGACATCGCCGCGGACAATGCCCAGGCCAGAGATGTCGGTGGTGAAGCTGTAGACCGTGCTGCGGTAGAGGCCCTGCGCCATGTGATAGCGAGCAATGCGCCACGCCTGCTTCGCCAGCATGGCCCACTCCAGCCGCAGCGTTTCGAACAGGGTCGCCGCCGGCTCGGTGGAGGGATTTCCCCGCGCGTCCATGCCGCGGTAGCTGTAGCCGTCCTGGACCACGATGATTTCGTCGTCCTGCCAGTCCGCGTCTGGGTTCTTGAACTGCACGCGCAGCGCGTGCGGCAGCTTGATGAACTGCCGGCTGCCGCTGAATTCCTTGATGTCCAGAGGCGACAGCTCTGCGGTTGCCAAGGAACTGTTCCGGTCGAAGACAACGCAGTAGCGGCCATCCCTGTTGCCGATGTCACCCAGGCCGCATGCCAGAACCTTGCTGAGCAGGTCACGAGCGGTCATCTGGGCATCGACCACCATCCGGCATTCCAGACCGTTTGCCGAGCAGTGCGCGGCGAAGTCAGCGAACGAGTTCAGGTCGATGCGGGACGCAGGCACGTGCTCGGCCAGCGCCTGGCATTGTGTCATCAGCCAGTACGCAATCCACGCCGGATTCCGCGTGTACTGGTTGCTCCAGGTATTGGTGCTTCGGTTGTAGACCGGAACCATCGACTTGGCCAGCACGCTGAAGGTCTGCAGGGTGCCGGACAGCTGGTCGGTGCCCTTGACGCGCACGTTGAGCTTGGACGTGCCGGTGGTGCTGGGAGAGGTGTAGCGGATGCTACGGAAGGAGGTCCAGATTGCCCCATCGGCCCAGGTCCGATTGGTCTGGTTCTTGCGTTCCACGCGGGTGACGCGCACCTCGTACTGGCCCGTGTCGACGTCCCACGCGATGCCCGAGGCGAAAGGATCACGGGTCTGGTCCCTGCTCAGGTACAGGCCCGGCGCCGGCGGCGTGGTCGGATACTCGCTCGCCCCAGCAGTCCACGTGCCGAGCAGCTTCGACAGCCGCGGCGATGGCGGCGTCAGCCAGGTGGTGGCGCCAACGCGGCGATACTCCACGCGCCACAGAACCCACATCGGCCAGCCCTTGTTGAGGGAGTCGCCGAACACCTTCAGGCCGTTCGAGAACAGCAGGTCGAGGCTGATCGCGTCCACGCCCTGTGCTGTCGTGCGCAGGACCTGGTCCCCCTCCGAATTCATGGTCGCGTTGACCGCCTGCTCGTCCACATCGTTGGTGTACAGCTTCGCGGCCGCACCACCGGGCCAGGACAGCTCCCACTGGAAGTCCTGATAGCTCTGCACCGGGGTATCACCTATCCGAAGATCGGAGATATTCAGCGCCCCGAAGCCGAGGTCGAACATGCAGCACTGGTAGGCGTCGTAGCCCACAACGTCGGTGTAGGGAATGGCAGCGTGCGTCGGGAAGAACCGGTGCTCGCCCAGGATCAACGGGATGGCGCCATACGGGTTGATCTGGTTGGAGCTGCCCGTCAGGGCATTCCATGACCGCTGTGCTTCAGACCCACCCTCGGTTGACATTGGCACGGCAACCAGGGCGTTCACGGCCAGCGACGCGGCGAGGGTGATGCCCGACGCGATCGCGTTGCCCGCAGCTGCGCTCCAACCCGCGCCCTTGGCCAGCGAGGCGCCCCAGCCCGGGGCGTAGTACGCCACCACGATCATCGCCACCGCGGCCAGGATCTGCCGCGCACCGCCCTTGGCCAGGCCCTGCCGCAGCACATCGACGCGCACGCCGGCCTTGGGCCGCAGTCGGGCCCACGCCTCGCGCGGCACCACATAGCCACCGACCCGAACCACAACGTCGGCGGAGATCTCCGCGCCGCCGGAGGCGTCCTTGAGCATCTGCAGCAGCGTCTGCCCGGGCTGGGCGTAGACCACGCCTGGCGCATCGAACTCGTGCCCCCGCAGGTGCAGCGGAACTTCATTCATCTTTCTTCCCCATGTAGCGATAGAAGCCAGCGATGCGCGCCTCCCACATGGGGGAGCCCAGCCGCTCGATGCGGCTGGTGCGGCCCAGCTCCACGTGCAGGAACTCGCCGCTGCCCATGCACACACCGACGTGCCAGGGCCTGCCGGCGCTGTTGAAGACGACCACGTCGAAGCGCTCCGGCATCTCGACCTTGGCCCAGCCGGTGGCATCGTCAGGCGCTGCCACGGCGGGCATGGGGATGCCCTGCTCCGCCAGCACCATGCGAGCGAACTCCCGGCAGAACTTGTCGCCCTGGTAGGAGATGCCGATCCACTTCCTCATACGAAAAGGCCGGGCGAGTTGGACGGCGTATAGCTCTGGGCAGGCACGCCCTGGTTGAGGAAGTCTTCCTGGTAGCCGATCTGCACACCCAACTCCATGATGTCGAAGTCCACCTGCAGCACGGCGAAGTTGAACGGTCCCATCTCCACCACGGCGGGCTGGCTCGCCAGCACGGCCTCCAGACGCACCTGCGGGCGCGGTCCCTGCAGCGCCTTGATCTGCCGGGTGATGTCGCGGTCGACGTTGTCGATGCGCAGTGCGACGTTCGGCGTTGCATCGTCCGTGTCGTCGGGGAACGATGCTTCGAACGGGTACGGCTGCCAGACGGTACTTCCCCGTGCCACGGGCTCGGTGTTGTTGACGATCCGGATCGTCTGCAGATCCGGATGGGTGATGGTGAGCAGGCACAGCCAGGTTTCGGCCGTGTCCTCCGCCAGAATGGATCTGGCGGCTGCTGCTGAGAGGACGCGTGGCATCAGGTTGTCGGCCAGTTGTTGGTGTCGTATATGTCGAGCAGGAACTGTCCGTCTGCGCTGGCGACGATCAGCAGGCTAAGTTCTGCCCGCCACATGTCCTGCCATTTGACGTAGCTGGGTCGCGCCGTGAATTTGTAGATAGCCCGGCTCTGACCCGCGCCAGACCACCGCCAGTCCCACCAGTAGAACGGGAGCACGCGCCGGGCGCTGATGTTGTAGAAGTCCAGCAACGTCTTCAGCTGCGACGGCTCCAAGTAGAGCCGGCACTTGAACGCTTCGAGAGAGCTGGTCCGGACCGGGCGCGATTTCGTCCCCGCCCCCATGGTTGATCGCATGACGTCCTCACCGTGTGGTGCGTAGTCCAGGCTCTCGTTCTCGGGGTCGGGGATGCTCGATGGCATGTAGAGATCAACCACCTCGGTTCCCCCTGTAGGTCAGGCCATACCGGCTGCGGAAGTCGTTGTCGAACGATCCGCCGCGGATCTCGCCCCGCATCAGTTCGCGCAGGGAGGCCCTGATATCGAGGTCGCCGGAAGGGCCAATCTCTGCCTGAGCCCCGCTCGAGTCACTCTTCACGCCGTCGATGTAGACGTTGACGTCACCGCGTACCATCCCGGCGGCTGCAGCGCGCGGCGCCCCCACCACGCCACTATTCGCGTATCCGCGCAGGCCAAGGCGCATCGCCTCCACGATCCCGACGCCGCCCGCGCGCGCGATGTCGGCCTGGGACCAGACCACCTCGCCCGCGTGAACGATGCCGCGCGGATCATGCTTGGCGCCGTCGCCGGTGTAGCCGCCGTCGGCCTTGCCGTTCCGCATCAGGCGCTGGAACAGGTCGTCGTTGATGGTCGACGTGCCTTGGGTGACAGCCGTGTTGCCGGCGGTGTTGATGGAACCGGACTGCGCCGCGAACGAGCCGCTGATCCAGTTGCCGATGCCGACGATGGCCTGCTTGATCTGGATCCGGGACAGGTCGGCCAGCACCGACTTCGTCAGGTCCGAGAAGCTCAGCTTGCCGGTGGTCGTAAACCGAACCCAGGCATCCTCGAATCCGCCGACGACGGTGGTGACGGTGTCGCCCATCTGCCGGGCATAGTTGCCAGCTTCCTGCTGGTAGTTGGCCCATGCCGCGCTGGCACCAGCCAACCAGTTGCCCTCGGCCAGGCGGAGATCCTCGTAGCCATCCTTGATCAACTGCAGGCGGTCGAGGGTCTTGGCCATCAGCGTGGCCCGTTCAGCTTCAAACGTCTCCTGATCCACCTGCCCAGCATTCAACTGCAGCTGCAGCTCACGGAGCTTGTCGGCCTGGTCAGCGTATGCGTCGTTGATGCGCTGCTGGATTTCGTATTCACGGTCACCCATGCCCACACGCTGAGCTTGGGTGGCGAGCTGCCGTTGCAATGCCTGATTGCTTGCGTTCAGTGCATTCGCGTAGGCGGCGATGACATTGGTCCTCGCCCTCATCGCCGCCGCTTCTTCCGTTGAAAGCACTTGGAGCGCGCTGGCGCCCTCGGTACGAATCTTCGTCAGACGAGCCTCAATTTCACCGATCTGGCGATTTACGCCGATGGCTTCCTTGCCAGCGACCGACTGCCTCTGCAGGTAGGCAACCTGCTGCTCCAGCGACTTTGACTGTGCATCCGTGTTCCTCTGCACCAGCTCACGCATGCGGCTGTAGTACTCAGCTGCGGTAATCTCACGTGCCGAGAACTGTGCACGCAGAAGCTGCGTGTTGGCAGTGATCTGGGCTTGTTCCGCGACAAGATCATCCTTGTAGCCCTGCAGGCCAGCACCGCGAGTCGCGGAGCCGTTACCGGCCTTCGGCTTTTCCTTGTACTTCTTTTCGATAGCGGCGACAGCTGCAGCACGCCGTTCCTCGATCTTCTTCACATCTTCGATCAAGCCAGCGGCTTCGGCCTGCCGCCGAACCTTCTCTGCCTCTCCATTGATCCGGGAGATCTCGTCCTTCTTCTTCTGCTCTTTGCTCGCCTGAGAATCGATGATGGCGTCTTGCCGCTGCAGGAAATCCGCGCTGGCGTCTTCTGCAGCCTTCACCTCAGCTTCCTTGCGTTCCTTGGTCAGATCGACGGCAAGTGCCTTGATCTTGTCCGATCGATCCTTGATAGACTTCTGCATCGCCGCCAGGGCGATGGGATTTCTGGCCAGCGGCAGGCCGCGCTGGTCGCCAGATGCCAAGGCATTCAGCTTTGCCAGCTCGCGCTGATTCTCCGCCAGGAGGTGCTGCATCTGCGCCGCGGCCGGCCCGAGGCCGACGCTCGACTGCATGGCGGACCAGGCCTTCGTGGCTTCGACCCAGAGTTCCTTGAAACCGGCGATGACCGGGTTCTGGCTGGCACGTACCTTGGCCAGGGCCATCACCGTCTCATCGGAAGCAGCACGGGTGATCACCGTCACCGCATCCTGATTGCGGCCTTGCTCCTGCAACGCCTTGACCTGCTCGTACAGAGCCACGGTCATGAAGTTGACCTGCTCGTTGAGCTTCTGCGCACCCTTGACCGGGTCTTCGGCCAGCTTCGCATACAGAGCGATGGTGTCTTCCAGCGCCTGGCCGCTGACCTCCTTCATGGCCACAGCCGCGTTGGCCACGGCCTGCAGATTCTGCGCCGCGATCTTGCCGTTGGATCCGACCGCCTGCGCCACCTCCGCGCCGGCCCCAGCGGAGACCTGCAGCGCGTCGCTGGTCTTCTTGGCCATATCGACCAGCGTCAGCGTGGTCGCGGCCGCCTCGTTGCGCGACAGCACCAGCGCCTTGGTGTAGGCCTGAGCCTGCTGCTCTGCGTCATACCAGGCGAACACCACCAGGCCCACGGCAGCAGCGGCAACCGTGTACGGGTTGACCATGTCCAGCAGTGCCGACGAGACGCCTTTCAGGGCCGGTGCCACGCCGCCGAAGCTGTCCTTGATCTGACCACCCTGCTGTACCAGCACGGTGAAGAAGGGCATGCCGCCCTGCAGGCTGGTGAAGATGTCGGTGAACTGCGCCGGCAGCTGCCGCATCGCCTGCGCGGTCTGGCCGGCCGAGATGCCCAGCTCACCGATGTTGTTCTTCGCCGGCAGCGGGCGAGCAGCCTCGGTGCGCACCTCGCGCAGCTGGCGGGTGAGCACGCCCAGGCCCTGACGGATGTCGGCCAGGTCCGCACTGATACGGACGCGCAGATTCGCTGAAGGCTCAGCCATGGGTCGTGGTTCCTTGATTCTTCGGCGCAGGGGCCTTGCCGCTCAGTTCGGCCTGGTACGCCTGCCATTCGCTCTGCTCGGCCCACATCGCGGTCCGGATGGCGGTGGCGGTGTGGGCGAGGCGCGCGCGCTCGCGCTCGTGCTCGTCATAGGCTGCAGCGGCGGTGTAGCCCCTGATCTGCGCCAGGGTGTACGTCATGACCTCGGCCCTGCTGTGGCCGCGGGCGATCAGGTACTGGGCGAGGTCGGCGAGCCCGAGTTCTCTTCCGCCGGCGGCCTGGCCTGCAGCAGCAGGCTCCGCAGGCGATGGGCGAAAAAATCCCGGTTCAACCCCACCACGGCCTCGAGCAGGCCCGCGATTTCGTCCAGGGTGCCGCCCGCGATCCACTCCGAATGGCGGCGCAGCGCTTCATCCAGCTCGGCGCCGGAGGTCCAATTCGCTTCGGAGCACGATGCCACCGCCAGCGCGGCGGCAAGATCAGCGCTGTCCTGCTCGAGCAGGTCCAGCAGAATGGCGCCCGTTGCAGCGGACGGCGCGCCTTCGACAGCGCCGACCATCATCGCCACCCTGGCGATGATGGTGCGGCTGGCCGTGATGAAGGGGCCGATCTGCTGCAGGCGGAGGGGCGTCACCGAGAGCGCCTGGCCACGGAAAGGGACCGTGCGCGATGGCGGGGTGATCACATCCAGATCCGCCATGGCTTACTTCTCCTGCTGCCAGTAGAAGTAGGCCGACTTGTCCGAGCCGGTGGCCTTGGCGGCGTCCTTCACGAGCTTGCCCGGCACGCTGCCGGCGCCGTACTCGTTGCCGATCAGGCCCATGCTCTCGATGACGCCGCCGGAGACCTTGTGCGCAACCATGCGCACCAGCTTGCCGCCACGGGCTTCGTTGGCGCCGTAGAACTGCATCTCGTAGTACTGCTGCGAGGTGACGGCGGCCTCGACGTGGCCAAGGTCCGCGTTCTTGTAGGTGACCTTGACGTTGGGCTGGCCCGCAGTCGCCGGCGCTGCGATTGCCGAGCCAGCCGGGATGAACAGCATGCCGCGCTCGAAGCGGTAGTCCTTGCCGGCCACGTAGGTATCGGTGCCGGTCACGGGCTTGACCGAGGTGATTTCGCTGGCCAGGCGCGACAGCGGCGAGAAGCGCTCCGGCGTGGCCACCACCAGCTCGTCGGCCACGGTGCCGGCGGCGATGCTGCTGGCCTTGCCACGGGTTGCGCGAGCGAAGTTCTCGGCGTTGAAGTCGTGGAAGGTGTAGTTGAGGTTGTAGCCGGTGACGCGATCGACGCTGTTGGCCGTGCCGCCGCCCGGGTTCTGGCTGTCGGCCAGCTCCAAGGTGGTGGTCTGGGGCGCGACGGTGTAGGCGGAAACGTTGCCGACCTCGAGGAAGGGGTCGTTGCTGTTCCACAGGCGGATCAGGACGATGCCGCTGCCCAGGTAGCTGTAATCTTCGGCCATGGTGGCTCTCCAGTTGGGTTGCCGCTGTGCGGCGGGTTATTTCTTGGGAATGTGGGACTGGTAGGTCATCAGCACGCCGACCCAGCCCGCGCCGGCCCTCTCCGGCATCAGCGGCTCCATGCCGACGTACACCGGCACCTGGATGCCGTCAGGGAAGTTGCGGGCGACCACTCGTGTGTCCAGTGCCGCCTCGATGTCGGTCACCAGGTCGTCCAGCACCTGCTGGTATTCCTCGGTGTCGGAGGGAACCTTGGCGATGACGCTGACCGTGGTCAGGCGGTGCGTGTTGACCTTCGACGGGCTCTCCGCTCGCAGCTGCTTCTCGATCACGGCCGTCAGCACGGCCTGGGTGTCCTGGTCACCGGGTTTCGGCTCCAGCGTCCACCCCGCGCCAGCGTCGGTCAGGTAGTCGTTCGCGGTGCTGATCAGCTGCAGTGTCTTGCCCATGGCCAGCAGCAGCTGCTTCCGTGGGCTGGGGGTGCGGTCAGACATTGGCCACCTCCCACACCGCCGTCGATTCATCGGCGCGGATCTTCTGCACCAGCTTCAGGCGGCGGCCGGTGTCTGCGATACGCACAACGCCGCCATCGCGCGGGCTGATCTCGGCCAGCTGCAGCGTGATCCGAGTCACGGTGGTTGCGATTGGCGCGACGTCATCGGGCGTGAACTGCTCGACGGCCTCATCCAGCAGCACCGTGCACGGCACCTCCACGGTCGCACCTGGTGGCAGGTAGAAGGCGCTATCTGCAACGCCGGCGGCGCGGAAGGCTCCGAACGCGACTGCGTCGAAGGCCTGCATGAAAGCTCTCTGATTCAAGGCAGCGGCCTCGCGGTTTCCATCGCCTTCTCCAGCTCGCGCTTCAGGAAGAACGGCATCAGCCGCTTCCAGGTGTCCTCGGCCATGCCGAAGATGTCGTAGCGCGGCGTGTAGGCGGCGGCGTTGGTGAAGATGAAGATGGAGCGGACACCGGATCCGCGTCCGATCCGCTCATAGATGCCCGGGCGCAGCACGCCGCGGCGCTTGGTGATCACGAAGTACTCGCCATCACGGTTGTTTCGTTTGCCACGCCGCCGTTTCTGGCTGACGTTGGTCTGGTTCTGGTATCGGTCCCGCTGGGCGCCCAGCTGCGACAGGATCTTGGTCACCTGGCCGGCCGGCACGTTGCCGAACTGGTTGGCCTGGGCGCCGCGCCCCATCACGGCAAACTGCGTCGGCGACAGCAGGCCTCGGCTCTGCAGCAGCCGCTCGAAGCCCTTCCGGCGGCGCTGACCACCATCCACCTCGGCCAGCAGGTACTTGGCCGGCGGCGTGCCCTTGAAGGCCTCGTCGCGGATGAAGATCTCGGCGTACGGCTGGTCCTTGGTGGCCTTGCGATACATGGCCGCATTGACCGTGAGCGGCGTCGGGCGGTCGAACACCTTCGGTGCCTGGCGCTTCCAGCGCTCGCGGATCTCGTAGGCCACCTTGTTGGCGGCCTGCGCCGCGGCGTAGGGGAGCTGGGATTGCTCCAGCTCGGTCAGCTGTCGCCCGAAGGCGTTGTCGGGGTCGACCCCGATCCTGATCTGGGCCATACACCCTCCTGCCCGGCCCGCCGAAGCGGGCCAGGCACTGCTGGCTTATTTCGCGCCGGCCTTCAGGCGGATCACCGCATCCGGACGGGTGTTGATGTTCAGCGGGTTGGACTGGCTTTCCAGCTCGATGCCCTTGTTCATGCGCATCGGCTCGGTCTTGGTGTAGTAAGGCAGGCCGATGCCCCGCACGGTTTCCAGGTAGTCCGCCGGCGCGAAGCGGGTCAGGAACATGTCGGGCACACCCAGCGGGAAGGCGATCGCTTCACCATCGGGAATGGCCAGCTTACCGCCCGTGCTGCCCGGCAGCTCTTCGAACACGACGTCGCCGAAGACGAAACCCTTGCGCAGATCCGTACGCAGCGCGGCGCCGTCCTGCCAGCGCTTGTAGGCCTCTTCGACGTCCGGGTGATCCACCAGTGAATCGAAGAAGCCCGCGCTGCACAGCACATGGACGCCGGTGTACGGCACACCGCCGAGCTTTTCCTCGATCGCGCGTTTGATCGATACCGCCTTGGTACGGACCTTGGTTTCCGGCTTGTTCAGCTCCATGCCGATGATGATCTGCTTCACGCCGAACTCGTCGTAGAAGTCCACGATCAGCGAGCCATCGGAGTCCAGCAGCTTGCCCTGCAGCGCACCCAGGCGGTGGTACTCGATGGTGTAGTCCAGATCGCGCTTGTGCAGGGCCTGCAGACGGTTGACGACGGCTGCGACGTTGTTGCCCTCCGGGTCATTGACCGGATCCCAAACGCCAAGCAGCTGGTCGGCCATGACAGTGGAGCGCTGCGGAAGGTGGGTGGTTTCCAGCAGCTTCACCTTGCCGCGGTCCAGCCCTTTGGGCTGACCTGGCGCGCCACGCGGCACGTTGGGCACCAGCACCAGCTTGTTGTTCTCGATACCGATCTTCACGATCGTGGTGCCGACGAGGCCTTCTTCCTGGAACAGGCGCATATCGCCCAAGCGAGTGACGATGCGCGGCAGGTTGTTGATGTAAGCGTTGAGGGCGTCGAAGCCCAGCACGCCCAGCGCCAGAAGGGTTTGCAGATCCATGGTGATTTCTCTCTCGGAATGGGATACGAAAAGGCCCCGCCGAAGCGGGGCCAAGGGTCAACGGGTGAAAGTGGCTCTGCTCGGCGGTCAGCCGCCGGCAGCTGCGATGGTGATAGTGTCGCTGGTGGCCTCGTCCAGGTCCGCAGCGGTCACCTTGAGGGTGTAGTCGCCGGCGGCGCTCAGCGTCGCGGCATCCCAGGTGATGACCCCACCCACAGCGGCCTTCGCGCCGCCACCGGTCAGATTGCCGGTGCCAGTGGCCTTGGCCAGGGTGGCGCTGACGGTGCTGCCGGTGACCAGGGCGCCGAAGACATCCTTGACGTGCGCAACGATCGGGCCCAGCGCCACACCGGCGGTGCCGGTCAGCGGCACGGACACGAACACCAGGTGATCGGCAGCGTTCGATGCGATCGGCTGCTGGGTCCAGCGGGTGATGATGCCGGATTCGGCCAGACTCAGCGCGGCCAGCAGCTTCTGGTCAGCGGTGACGCCTTCGGCCCACACAAGCTTCTCGCCGAACACTTCGGCATCGCGCGCGATCGCCGCGCCCTTGACCGCCAGCGCCGCGGGATCGGTGCCGGTGTCGATCGGGCCATACAGCACCTTGACCGCGTCGGTGCCATTGGCAGCGACGGTGTTGTCTGCCTTGAGCAGGGTGCCGGCGGACAGCATGCCCTGCCCGGCCGGCAGACGGATCAGCTCGCGGCTGCGCTCGCCGCCCGCTTCGGACAGCAGGAATTCGCCGGTACGGATGCCGGCCAGGGTGATTTCCATCGTCAGTTACCTCGGGTCTTGTAGATGTGGTTGGGGTTCAGCTGCGCCTTGATGTCGGCGGCGCGTTTGTCGGCCGTAGAGACCGGGTGTGCGGTGACGACCTGGGTACTGCGGCCTTCCTCCGCCTTCATCGACAGCAGCTGTGCGCGCACCGTGTCGAGGTCGGTGCTCTTCTCGATGAAGCTGGCCGCGAGGGTGTCATCGCCACGCAGCGCCGCAGCACAGGCGTCCTGCACTGCGGTCGCGTATTCGATGGCGCTGGCCGCCGGTTCGCCCTCATGCAGAGGGCGGCGCAGCAGGGCCACCGCCAACGCCGGCGGCAGATCACTGGATGCGATTGCAGCTGCCAATGCAGCTGCCGGGTTCGCCACCACGGCTGCAGTCGGCGCGGGAGCGGCCTCGGGCACCGGCGGCGTTGCCGCTGCCTCCGGATCGTCGTCCGAATCAGGGTTGCCCGGCGCGGGCTGCGGTGCCGCATCGGCCGCTCCGAGGTGTGCGACCAGGTCGTGCCAGGTGCCGAGCCGGGTGGCAAAGCCCAGCGCCACGGCGGCCTGGCCGCGGTAGCAAGCCGCCTCGGTTGCGCGCACGGCTTCAGCATCCATGCCGAGGTTGCGCGCCACGGTGTCCACGAACATCGTGCGCATGTCCTCCAGATCGGCCATGGCCTCGGCGTGCGCTTCCTCGCTGAGCGGGAAGTTCGGGTTGAAGTCGACCTTGCGTGCGCCGGCGAACAGCGGGGTTACCTTCAGGCCGATCTGGGCGTTGTTGCCGCTCCAGTCGTGGTGATAGCAGACCACGCCCACCGATCCGACGCCGCCGGTGCGGCTGATCCAGATCTCATCGCAAGCCGAAGCGAGCGCGAAGCCGGCGGAGTACGCATGGTCATCGACCAGCGCATAGACCGGCTTCCGGCCTCGCGCCTCGAAGATGTGGTCGACCAGGTCGAAGCAGCCCGACGCCATGCCACCCGGCGTATCCAGCCGCAGGATGATGGACGTCACCGCGTCATCGTTGAGCAGTTCGTCGAAGGTGTCGCGCACCGCTGCGTAGCTCACCGGCCCCGGTCCGCTGGCACCGGGCATCGGCCGGTTCACCATCGCACCGGACAGGTTGATCACACCGATCAGGTTCTGCGCCACGCCCACCGGCTGCCCGTCGGGGCCGGAAACTTCGAAGCGGTCGGCCTTCAGCACGCTGTCGTCGCTGGTGACCTTCCCTTCCAGATAGCCGCCCACCAGCGCTTCGCCGATGGCCGGCTGCACCAGCAGGGGCTGATTGAGGACCGCGGCGGCGAGCGAGGCCACCACGGGCGCACGGCTGCCGCGACCCAGCATTCGGGCCAACAGGCCAGGCTTACTCGTCATCGTCATTCCTTTCATCGTCGTTGGCGCCAAGGGCGCCGGGTTCGTCGTCCTGCCGGGCACCAGAGGCGTTCGTTCGCCTCGGGTCGCTGTCGTAGCGAAGCCCGGCCGCGTCTGCGCGCTGGTTGTCCTGCGCCTGCTCGGCATCGACCTGTTCGGGATCCTCGCCGGCGCTCAGCACCACCTTGCTGCGCGACTTGAAGCCCGCCCGCACCGCCTTGAGTTCGGAGGTCACGTCCTGCACAGGGTGGCTCCAGGGCCAGCCCTCGGGCACCCACAGGGTTTCGGTCACGTCATCGCGCAGGGCCGCATAGCGCGGCACCTTCAGCAGACCCGCCAGCACCGCCTGGTCCATGAAGGCGTCACGGACCCGCTGGCAGAACATGGGGATCATGAAGAGCCACTGGTCCTGCTCGATGACCCGGCGGAACTCGTTGAGGATCAGACGCAGCGCGCGGTCAGAGACGTTGCGCAGGTCGCCGGTCAGCACTTCATAGGGCACATCCTGGCTGGCAGAGATCGCCAGCAGATGCCCGCGCAGGAACTCGGCATAGTCAGAGCCGGCGCTGGGCGGCTCGGCGAACGTGATCTTTCGGCCGGGTGGCAGCTCCTGCATCGTGCCCGGCTCGAGCCCACCGATAGCCGTGCCGTCGGCATCCTCACCGGTGATCAGATCGCCGATGGCATCGCCTTCTTCTCCATCCGCATTGGCATCGGTGGTGATGAAGGCTGCGAACAGGTTGGCCAGGGCCTGGCGCTCCAGCACCGCATCATCCAGGCGGTCCAGGTTGAACATGCGCAGCAAGGCCGGCGCCGAGCCCGGCACGCCCCGCATCGCGCCCGCACGGTTCGGCCGGTACAGGTGCAGCACCTGCTCCGCCGGCACGCGCACCAGCTCGTTGCCGTTGACTGTCAGCTGCAGGTCGCCCGGGTGCTCCCGGTACATCCAGTAGGCCACCCGGCGGCCGATGCTATCGACCTCGATGCCCTGCCGGATCACGTTGCCGTTGCTGGCCACGCCGTTGTAGTGCTGCGGGCACTGCTCCGATTCGATCAGCTGTACCTGCAGCGGCACAGGCAAGCCGTCCTCGGGCCGCCGGTACCGGATGCGGGCGAACACCTCGCCGGCCTCTTTCCACTCGCGCCAGGCGAGCGCCTGCAGGCCTTCCCATACCAGCACGCCATCGGCGTCAGCGTACTTGCCCCAACGGGTCCACAGCATGGTGACCTTCTTCTTGTGCTCCTTCGTGCCCCAGATCGGCTTTGCCTGGATGCCGGTGGCGATGCCGTTCGACACGCTCTTGTTGAGCGCGCTGACCATCCACGGGTCATTCCGGGCCAGGTGCCGTGCCCGTGCCAGCAGCGTCGGCAGGCCCAGCAGCGATGCGTTGGGTCCGAGCGAAGTCGGGCGGAAGGTGCGAAGGCGGCGGCCGTTGCCGGCGGCGCGATAGCTGCTCTCGGCGGTATCAGACATTGCCGGTTCCCGATTGGTAGAGGCGCACGACGCGGCGGCGCCGCGGTACACCTGCGGCCTGGCCCAGCTCATCGCGCATCTGCTTCAGCAGGCGGCGCATCTCCACCAGGCTCTGGTAGGTCACGGTGCGGTCGGCATATCGGACGCTCAGCACGCCGGCCGCGATCGCGGCTTCCAGTTGTTCGACTTGCTTGGTGGTGAATGCCATTTCAGCGTCCCAGGTACTTGCTTCGGATGACGCGGCGGGTGCGCGTGCGCGGCATTGGCGCCGGCGCGACGTCGTCTGCCCTCACGTCTGGGTTGTCGTCCCACGGCGCGGCCCATGGCGGCGGCGTGGTCCAGTTGATGGCCGGAACCTTCAGCCACAGCGCCATGCCCTCGGCGTAGCCGCACAGGTCGAACGCCTCATTGCGTCGTTTCGCCAGGTTCTCCCAGCCCTTGGCCATCCTCGATTCCGCTGTCAGCTCGGCGTAGAACGCTTCCGGCAGCCAGTCGGGGAAGTGGTAGTAGCCCGGGCCGGGCTCGGCCCGCTTCACGTTGGCGTCGACGGTGTCCTTCAGCCTGTCTACGTTGAGCAGCAGCTGCGGAACATCGCCCTTCGACCCGGATTTACGGTCCCGGCGCTTGCTGCTGTCGGGGAAGGTCTCGCGGAACAACCCGCCCTCGCGGCGAGCATCGCCCTTGATCAGCCTGACCCTGGCGTGCAGCTTCCGGGCCTTGAGCGAACGCCAGAACTCCAGCGCGCGCACCGAGGTGCCCGACTTGCCGCCCCAGTCGATGCCCACGGCGTGGACCGGCATGCTGCGGCCGGTGCCATCGTCCAGCGGATAGCGACGGCTGATGACTTTCTCGACCAGGCGCTCCCAGTCTTCCAGATACTTCGGCGGATCCAGCGGCAGGAAGCCGCCCGAGCCGTCCTCGCGCTTGGACGTGCGCAGGGTGAAGGAATCCACCACCCAGCGCTCCAGTTGCCCTGATTCGCCGATGCCGAAGCCCAGCACCAGCACCACGAAGCGGTTGGCCTGGACATCGACCTCCCCCAGAAGGAACCGCACGCCAGCGGGCACCGCGCCAGCGGGCCAGACCTCGGCGCGCTCCTGCATCTCGTTCGGGTCGCTGGCCGACCGCGCCGCCATCGGTACGTAGTTGATCGCCCCGTCCACGTTGTGCGTGGTCTTCAGCGGGCGCTCTTCACCGGTGGTGGCGAAGGTGCGCAGTGCCTGGAGGTAGCGCTCGATCAGCGATTCCCATGACTGGTAGGACGCAGCGACACCGCCGAGCCAGTAGCTGGCGATGCGCGCCTCCGGCCGTTCGCCGGTGACCGTTCCATCGGCGTGCACGACCTGGCCGTCCGCAGCCCAGACGCCGCATCGGTTCATCCCGTCCTTCCACCGATGCTGCAGCCCGACACCACAGTGCGGGCAGTGCAGCAGCGAATAGTGCCGCGCCATCTTCTGCACGTCGTCCAGCACGACGCGCTCGAGCAGTTCCTCCATCGGCGGCAGCGCGAACCCGTCATAGCCGGGCGCGGCCTGGAACCGCTCTCCGCACTCCGGGCAGGGCCAGTACCAGCGGCGGCGGTCCCCGCGCGCATACAGCGCGGCGATGCCGGCGGCCGGTGGGCCTTGGTGCGGGTGCAGCGGCTTCCACGCGCCGTCGGCGTAGTCCGTTGCCGGGCTCGACTCGGCCACCACCATTCCGGCCGACATGTAGGTCTGCGTGCGCTTCAGGCCCAGGCCGAAGCACTCATCGATCGTCAGGTCGCCCGTGTAGTTGTCCACGTCCGTCATCAGGACGTCGTGGATGTCCTTGCCCGAGAGCACCGACACAGACGGCCAGCCCATGCGCAGCGACATTCCCGACCGGAAGAATTTCAGCAGGATGTTGTCGTCGTGGGCACGCGGGCTCAGCCGCGAGCGTAGCTCCGGGCTGGCGGCGATGCTGCGGGCGATACGGGTCTTGCTGTAGTCCTCGGCCGCATCCTTGGACATCTGCACAACCATGGCGTCGGCCGGGTTGCAGGTGATCAGGTAGGCCAGACGCGCATCGATCAGCGAGATGGTCTTGCCCGACCGCGCCGGCCCTACGAACACCACGGCCTCGTAATGGCGGCTGCCGGTCGTATCCAGCGGCTCGACCATGTAGGGCGTGGTGTCTGGATCCCAGGAACCGGCGGCGCCGGCAGCATTTGCCACCTGCAGCACCCGCGCACCTTCGCTCACCCTGATTCGGCGCGGCGGCCGGATCATCTCGGCAACGCCTTGGCGCACGCTACGCGCTGTCGCGTACGTCGTCATCGGTGATGCCCTCGTACATGGATTGCCGCACGCGATCGCACTCGTCCTGGACCTTGACCACCTGCTCTGGCGTGAGCCCTGCCTTACGCTCGAGCACATCAGGCAACGTGTCGAAGAACTGCACGACCTTCTTCACCAGCTCGGCGTAGTCGGCCTCGACCTCTGCGGCCGGCACCAGCTGCCCTATGGTCGACTCGACCTTCAGGCGCTCGTTCTCCGACTGGTAGTAGGCCCGGCGCTCCATCGGCGGCAGGTCGCGCGGATCAACCACGCCCTCCGCGCCGAACGCCGCGGCACCCGGATTCACCAGCGCAGGGGCTGCGTCGGCCAGGCGATAGACGTCGTGCCCGGCGCGCTTGGTCAGCGGCGGGACGCCGGCCTCCTTCAGGCGCTTGCTGGCCGTTCGGCGGTCCATCCCGAACTCATCCGCCAGCCTGGCCACGGACCAGCCTTTGGTGAATTCGTGGATGTCAGCCATGTTCTACCCGATGCACAGCCTATTCAGGCCAGAAAATGCGGTTTCTCCCGGCAAAAACCGCCAAATGCGTGGCCTGTGGTGGAGCACCCTAGAGGCCGAAATACTGTCTTTTACCGGGGTCCGAATTCCCCCCGGTAGCTGTGGATAAGCCCAGGGGCCCCGCCCCATTCAGCTTTCTGTGGATAACCTGTTGATATCCACTTGTTCCGTTCAGTTTCGCGTTCACTCGCACCGATGTGAAACACAATCGTGAAACATCAGGGCGCGACCGCAGGCAGCGGCACCGTCTTCCCTGCCAAGGCGTGGGTGCAGTCGCTCAGGAACTCGATCTGTCCGTCACGAACGAACGAATGACAGGTGTGGCACATGCTGATGCCGTCCTCGTCAGGGGAGCCCTTGTCGCAAGGCTCGGCGATACCCCTTCGGCGCTCCTGATCGTGCCAGTCAGGCTCATAGCAGCAGCCGCCTCGCGCCAAGATCGACGGTTCCAGCGTTGGCCGGTCGGTGCTGTCGTTGAAGCGCCATGCACTCGGCCTGCCATCGACGGGCAGTGTGTGGTGCAGATTGCAGCCAGGGCATTTGAAGGACAGATGCCCTTCATAGATTTTCACCACGGCCGTCATGGTTGTGGCACCTGGTGAGGCACCGGCTTACCTTGCACCTGGTTGATCGAATCGAACTGAGCCTCGTACTGATCCAAGCAGCGCTTGCGACCATTGCTCACTTCAAACACCGCCGACGGCCTGTCAGCGCGCACCCAGCTGCAGCGCTTGGTCATCGCGGCATCGATGGGGACATAGGTGGCCACCGACACCTCGATGATGTCCGGGGCCGGCGGGTTGGGCTTGGGCGGTACCGACTGACATGCGCCAAGCGTCAGCGCCACAGAGATCAGAAGGATGCGCATATCAGTACCCCTTCAATTCCGGGCAGGCAGAATCGAGCAGCTCCAGGGCTGCCTTGCATGTATCGGGACGCTGTTCGTACCGGCCACGCCATGTGGCTGCGTCCTTCTCGGACGCCTCGACCTTGACGGCCAGGGACCGCAGCGCCTCCGCACTCTCCGCCCGGAGGGCTTCGAGCTTCTCCGCTTCCTTTCTCAGGACTGCGGCGATCTCGGCTAGGCGCTGATCGCGGCTGGCGACGTCGGCCTGCAGCCGCTCACTGTCGGCCTTCCAATCCGCACGCACCTTCACCACCTGCGCGCTGAGATCCTTGATCTTCTGCTCTTTCTCGTAGGCCGATAGGCCAGCGACCAGGCAACCGAACGCCAGCACCCCGCAGCAGACCTTCATCACGCTTCCGGGCTTACGCAACCAGACCAGCGCCTCAGCCGCCCAGCCGACCAGCAGGTCCCAGAGGGCCTTGAAGAACCGAATCAGAACGCTCATGGCTTATCGCCTCCGATGGCGCCGGTAGCTCTTTCCACCATGCGCACGTAGCCGGGCAACAGCCGGCGGATCAGGACACCGGACAGGCCGGCCAGCGGCAGCTGCGGGGCGCCGGCCAGTGCCGGCCAGACGGACGCAGCAACTGCGATGACCCATGCGGCCACGATGGCGTAGGCCACCACTGCCACTGCCAGCGCAGCCCAGCGCGCAGCTGTCTGCAGGAATCGGTGGCCACGCCTGCGGTTGGAATCGGCGGCTACTCGCTCTGCGTCCTTCTCCGGCAGCAACAACACGCCGATCAGTGCGCCGGCCATTGCCACCAGCAGCACGGACTGCGGCACCCCCAGGATAATTCGCTCGGCCTCGCGCAACGCGTCAGCCGTCGCCGGCGCCACCACCGCAGCGGTGAACGTCCCAACGAAGGTTTTCAGGGTGCTCATCGGCTCGGTCACGGCGTCACTGCCCCGCCAGCCTTGCGGTAGGCAGCCATCAGCTTCTCCAGTGCGTGCTCCGGCTGGCCGTAGCCTGCGCCTGGCAGGCTCGCCCAGATGTTACGCACGGCCTTGATGGCGTCTGTGATGCGGCCGGCCTGGATCAGCGGAAGTGCGCGGCGTTCGCGGATCAGCTGGATGGCCCAGAGATCCTGCGACATCGGCCCAAAGTCCGGCAGCTTCAGCAGCGCGCGGTAGTGGGCATAGTCCTTCAGCATGAACTGGTAGCGCCCTGATGCGTTTGAGGTCAGGCCCTTGCTGTTGATGGCCTTCGACTTCCGCCCGCGGGAGAACGGGTGCACCGAGTAGTCGGTGAAGATCTCCGGCACACGGTCGGCACCGGTCACGATCACGTCGTATCCCTGGTTCTTCGTCGCCGGGCTGGTGCTGGTGCCCTCCGACCAGGCCAGCATGTCCAGGAAGGCGACGACGTTGGTGCCGCCGGCCTGTTGAGCGGTGATCTTGGCCATCAGGTGTTCCTGCAGAAAGGTGCCCGCCCCGCTGCCGGCTAGGCGCGAGAGTTGATCCGGTCGGGGAACGGGCATAGATAACGCCGGGCCATGGCCCAGCTACGTGGTGTAGATCAGTTCAGTGCGCGCAACCCCAGCACCGCCGCCGACCGTGTATCGAATAGGAACGCTGACGCGGTGGAATCGATCGAACAGCGCGCGCATCTGCGGGTGATCGTTGATGGTGAGGATCGCCCTACCCTTCAACGCACCCATCGCCGCGGCCAGCTGCTCGTACTCTTCAAGCGGGAATGCCTGGCCATAACCGGTGGTCTGCCAATAAGGCGGGTCCAAGAAGAACAGCGTCTCAGGCCGGTCGTACTTTTCAATGCAGCGCTGCCAGGGCAACTGCTCGATCACCACGCCATGCAGCCGCAGGTGGGCATCGCTCAGATCCTGTTCTAGCCGGAGCAGGTTGATGCGCTTCGCACCAGTCGGGCCCACCCCAAGAGTTTGGCCTTCCACCTTCCCGCCAAAGCTGAGCTTCTGCAGGTAGTAGAACCGGGCCGCGCGCTGGATATCGGTCAGCGTGTCGACGTGCTGCAGCTGTGCCCACCGGTACATCTCACGACTGGTCAAGGACCAGCGGAAGTGCCGGACGAACTCGTCCAGGTGGTTCGCCACGACGCGGTACAGCCGCACCAGTTCGCCGTGCGTGTCGTTGAGCACCTCGATCTTCGCCGGCGAGCGCTCGAACAGCATCGCAGCACTGCCGGCGAAGGCTTCGACGTAGCAGTTGTGTTCCCGCTGGTTGATCAGGGGCAGCAGGTGTTTCACCAGGCGCGTCTTACCGCCCGGCCAAGGGAATAGGGTCTTTGTGTTCACGTCTCAGCTGTTGCGACATACGTTAAGCAAACTGCTCGCGCTCTCCGGAGAGCGGCAGGGCTTAGGCCAATGGCACGCGGCTGAAACGCGTGTACTGCGGCGGCGCCCCGGTGCTGGCAGGCATCGGGGCGTCGCTCTGTTTGATGGTGGGGCGGCGTGGAGTCGAACCACGTGAGTCACAGACGCCGGATTTACAGTCCGGCCCAGCGCCCATCTGGCAACCCGCCCCAGAAACGACGAACCGCAGGTCACTGGACCTCCCGAGTCCAGGCCTGCGGCCGGCGCAAACTGTTACAAACCTACAGCGGAGCGAACAGCGGCAGTCCGCCGTCGCTTCTCGCGATATGCGTTCTTCCGGTGAGCTTCGATCAGGCGCTTCATCGCGAAGACCTTCTGCAGGTCCACATCTTCAAGTGCCCAGTTCTTGACTCTGGACATATGCGCCTCGATGGCGACGTTGAGTGCCTGCTTTTGCGCTACGTCAGCCCAATCAAATCGGAACCACTCCCCATTGGATCCAAACGGGGCCAGTTCAACGTGAAGTTCCTTCTCAATCAACCTGGCCTGGGTACGGCTCATGCACTTGACCATGCCCGCCTTGACCAAAGGGATTGGACACCCGGTCTGGATCGCGCCGATCCGTGAGTAGGGATCGTCACTGACTCCTATCTTCACGTACATGGGGCCTTGCGCATCGCGGGCCATCAACACATACACGTAGCATCGACCGAGGGCCCAGCGACCATTGCAGTCGTACACCCCGTTATGCGCTTTCTCGCCCATGGTCCCAATTGGACAACAAGCCTGGTTCCCAATGCAACTGCGGTAAGGTTCCTTACCGCAGTCGGTCGAATGCGGTAAGGTTCGGCGCGACTGCGGTAATGTTGCTTAACGTTCAGGGCTTCTATCAAAAGGATTGGACATGGCTCAGCTGCTTCAAATCACTCGTACCCACAAGAACGATGCTGGAAAAGTATCAAGCTATACAACAGTAATCTTGGCGGATCAGATTTCATCGTTTGAGTACCGCCCAGACGTCATTTCCCTATCTGTCTATATGAAATCGGGGCAATCCCACGATTTCGTTCGTCTCACGAAGGAACAGGGTGACGAGTTGTATGAGCTGCTGATGGGCTCTCAGCATGATCTTGAACATAAAACCGTCGACTTTGACATCAGGTCCGGAGCCTGATCTCCGTGGGGCGGGACGGCGCCATGCTGTCCCGTCACATAGGTAGGTTACCGATTGAATACCCTGCCACTGAACTCTTTGCGCCCATCCTCCAGCGCCTGTCGCAGCGTCGCGGTAGCAATCCCGTACACGCGTAGATAGTCCCCCTTCCGCATCTTGGCCGCCTTTGCCGCATCCTGTGCGGCGATCTTCCCTTCGGGCCACACCAGGTCGTTCACCGCATCCTGCAGCACCAGCCTCATGCGCCAGCGGTCGGCTGGGTCATCCATTCGCAGCGCAGGCTTTGCGCCGAAGCGTCGCTGCCACTGAATCTGCCGCATCACACGCCTGGCCAGGGAGCGCCCCAGCGATGACAGGGACACTCCCTGCCCGCGCAGCGCCACCGCCAGCACGGCCTGCTTGGCCACCGAATCGCGCATCATGCCGACGGCACCGGCGATGTCGGCAGACGTCAACGGCGGCATGGTTGACCGGCCATCCGATGGCTCGCGGAAGCTCCCGCCTACCAGCATGCGGGCGATCAGCTCGAGCGGATCTCGTTCCAAGGTCGGCTCTGGCACCGGCACTCGGCCATGCACCACCCTGACCGGCGTCGGCGCCGGCATGTAGATCGGCCGGTGTGTCCATGCCCTGCGGGCGCCCTCTTCCGCATCTGCGCCAACATGCAGTTCTCCACGCGCGCTGCAGCGCGCGCAGACCACCTGCGCGGTGCGGCGGCTGCCGGCGCTGCCCCGCGCGCGCATGCGCACGTCGTCGCTGCCGCAGTTGCCGCACGGCGTCAGGTCCACTGCGGGCGCGGCCACTGCTGACATCAGGCCACCTCACAGTTGCTGACCCAGCGGGACCGGCCGTCCAGCCAGACATCCCACAGGCTGCCGTCTACCCGGCACCTGATGGGGCCCTCCTTTCCTTCCAGGTACAGGTGGTGGGTTGCCTCGTCCAGGCTGGGGAAATTGGGAATCATCGGGAGGTCTCCATGGTTGTAACGTTGGATGTGATCAGGGCCGCGCCCTGCTGTTGAAGGAACTGCTGGGCCAGCGCGCGCAGCTGGTTTTCGCCTACGTCCAGCCGCTCCACCAAGTGTTCCCCGGGGCTGCGCACGCCCTCGATCTGCTCGCGCTTCACCCCGAGCACGTCCGAGACGATCGGGTCGCTGCCGCTGTCGGAGAGCAGGAAGTACGCCATGACCGGCTCTGTCTGGCCGTCGCGGTGCACGCGGCCGATGCACTGCTCGTGGACGCCGGGCGACCAGTCCAGCTCGCCGAACACCACGGTGCTGCACACGTGCTGCAGCCCGTCGATGCCAGCACCAGAGCGGAGGCTGATCAGCATCACCTGGCTGTCCCCGGCGATGAATGCCTCCTTCGCCGCCTGCTTCTGGTTCGGCGACTCGCTGCCGGTGTACATGACCGGGTTGTATGCCGCCAGCTTCTCCTGCCAGATGTTGTAGACCTCTCGGTGCCACCCGAACAGCAGCACCTTCTGGCCGCTCTCCAGCAGCAGCCTGACGAACTCGGCCACGTAGGGGGCCTTGGCCACGCCGGTCGCCTGCCGCAGCAGCCGGTCGAATTCGCCGGCGGCCTGCATCTTCTCGCCGCGGTACTGCTCGTTGGCCCGCAGGATGATCCGCGCCAGCGCCGCGGCGTCGCCGGTGATGGCGTCCAGCGCCTTGGCGTCGGCCTCCACCTCGTGCGGGATCTTCGACAGCGCCGGCAGCTCGCGCCCCACTTCCTTGCGGGTGCGCCGCAGCATGATCCCCTGCCGCCGCAGGTACTGGCCGAACTGCTCGGCGTCCTGCAGCTTGGCCTTCTCCCCGGGCGCGGAGATGCACCATTCCCGCAGGAACTCGTCATACGTGCCCAGGCAGCCCGGCAGCAGCGGGTCGACCACGTGGAAGAACTCGCACCCGTAGTTGTAGATCGGGGTGGCGGTCAGGCCCATGCGCAGCCGTGCCCGGCTGGCCAGGTGGCGGCAGGCGCTGTGGATGCTGCTGTCCGGGCTGCGCAGCTGCTGGCATTCCTCGAACACCACGTACTGCGCAATCTCCCCCAGCGTCTCAGCCCAGCCCCGGAGCTTGTGGTAGCTGACCAGGATGACGTCCGGCAGCGTGTCCCACAGATCCTTGATCCGCTGCTTCGGCTGCCGCACGAGCGGGTACGGCGCGCCCTTCCTGATGTGGTGCACGCGCAGCTGCGGCGCGAACTCGGCCAGTTTCTCCGGCCAGTGGTTCGGCAGCGCCGCCGGGTACACCACCACCGCCGGCAGATTGCCCGGCGCGGCCATGGGGCAGATGCCGGTGACCGTCTTGCCCAGGCCAAGATCGTCGGCCAGCAGCAGGCCGCCACGGATGGACAGCTGCGCGCCCGCGAGGCGCTGGTACTCCCGAGGCGGCTTGGCCAGCGTGAACTCCGGAATCTGCACGCGGCCGGCCAGCAGTTCGCCCAGACTGCGCTCCATATCCACGTGCTCGGCGGCCAGCAGCTGCAGCGCGCGCTCCGTGTCGGCATCCATCAACAGCGGATAGCGCTGCGTGAACCACTGCAGCTCCCGGCTGTTCTCGGGTGTGGCCGACAGGTCGATGTGTTCGGCGGCGTGCTGGCGCACGCGTGGAAACACGCGTTTCATGCGCGCGCGCACCTGCGGCTCGCAGACCACCCGCCAGGTGCTGCCGGCGGCGCTGTACAGGAGGGTTCCATAGGTCGTCTGCATCAGAGTGCCTGCCTCTTCAGGCGGATGATGTTGAAGGGCTTGCCCTGCCAGGCCGGCCGGGCCACGAGCGGCCGCTCACCCCAGCGCTCGGTGGTGACCAGCAGCACCCCGCGCACCTGCGGCAGGCTGATGTAGCGCCCGACCTGCCGCAGGGCATCGGCGAGCGAGCCGGCCACCTTCACCTCGATCACCAGGCCGTCCAGCCAGAAGTCAGCGCGGTTGCTGGCATCCAACCGGTACTCGCGCACGTGCGCATGGCCTGCGTTGTCCAGGACGCTGGCCAGAACCTCGTGCAGCTGGATCTCCGAACCGTAGCGATACCCGAACCCGGCCAGCAGCCGGCCGATGCCCTTCAGCTGCAGCTGCTCTTCCATGGCGGTGCCCGGCTTCACCGGTGCCACCTCCTGCTGCATGGCGATCAGCCTGTCCATCACGGCACCTCCGGGCGAGCGCTGATCGCGGCCGCAATGGCGAATCCCATATCGCCGAAAGGCATGTGAGCTCCTTCGGCTGCGGCGATCATTGCCTCAGTCGGCTGCACCGGCACCAGCACGTGGCCCTCGGGCGGCGTGAGTGCGCCGACAATGGCGCGGATGGCACCTCGAGCGCTGACAAGGTCCAACTCATCCACGAGCAACTTGTCGATCACGTAGCGCTTCCCTGCGTCATCTGGGTACATCTCATGAAGCACGACAGCCAGCAGCTCCCGCGCCCGCTTCTCGATGGCGTCCATCAGGAGGCCTCCGCAGCCAGCTGCAGCGCGGTCGCCGCGTCAGCCTGCGCCCAGGTCATCTGCCCCCGGTCGATGCTCTCGGCCAGCCGCGACAAACCCTTTGCGGTCACCAGCACCTGTTCGTGCACGCGCTCCTGTTCGCCCTCGGTCCGCTGCACGCATGCCTTGTGCACCAGCACGCCCTGCTGCAGACGGTTCTGGTAGGCCAGCCAGTTCTTGCTGCCGGCGCGGCGATAGATCCAGCCGTGCTCGGACAGCCAGGCGAACAGCTGGCGCGGCTGCACCTGCAGCATCTTGGCTGCGGTGCTGATGTTGAAGGCGCCATCAGCCTGGGTCAGCCGCAGCAGCGCGCGCACCTGCGGTTCCTGGTACTGCACGCGCGCCTCGAGGATCTCCGCCTTCTCGCTGTAGGACAGCAGCAGCGCGCGCAGCGTCGCCGGATCGGTCAGCGCCTGCATCGGGTCGGGCGCGGGAACGCCGGCCGCCAGCGCGTCGTAGGCGCGGATCACCTGCAGGCTGAAGCTGGGGCTGATCCACATGGCGTAGGCGTAGACCAGCTCGCGCACCACGTAGCTGCCACCGTAGCGGCCGGCCACCGAGTGGACAGGGTAAACCCGGGATTCCCCGGAATTGACCAGCTCGGCCACCAGTTCCTCCGTCTGCTTCAGGCGCTGCCAGTCGCTGGGCTGGTGCCGCTTGGCGCCGCCGGCAGCCTGGTGCAGATCGTTCAGGCAGAACCTGCCCACGTCGTCGCGGCGCACGCTGGCGCCGCCAATCATCATCGCGTTCAAGAGAACACCTCCGTTTTCCAGCCGCCGCCGGGGGCGCGCTGGACTGCCAGGAATCGGAACGGGTACATCTCGGCGGCCACCTTCACCTTCACGCGGGCGTCTTCCTCCCAGAAGCCCTTCACTTCGTGGGCCTCTAGGTCGCCGGCGGCCGTCATCACGAAGAAGTCGATGGTGAGGTGGGTCTTCTCGGCCAACTTCAGCTTCACGGACTCGAATCGGAACCAGGCGATCTCGCCGGCGGCCATCTGCAGCGCGAGGTGCGCGGCATAGGCCTCTTCGGTCTTGTTCATCTCGCCGGGCACATGCCGGGGCCTGCCGCGCGCGACCTTGCCGGCGGCGTCGCCGCTGCCGGTGGACTGAGCCGCTGCCGACGGCCGATAGGCGCGCGGCGCTGTCGGGGCTGGTACGGCGGCAGCGGTGCTGGCCTGGCTCTGGACCAGACGGCGCATGCCCTCCGGCATGTCCTGCGTGGAGGCGTAGCGCAGCGAGCGGGTGGACGTCTTCTTCGGCGGCATCAGGCGGATGCCTCCGCAGCGCCCCACACGCGCAGCGCGCGCTGGCGGAAGGCTTCGAACTCGTGCCGGGCGCGCAGCTGCGCGGCCTGGTGCTCCCGGTCCATCTGCTCGAGCATGCAGTCGAACTCGACGTTGAGCAGGCCCATCAGCTGCTCCATGGAAATGCCGCCCCGGGTGCGCAGGGTCGGCGCCGGTGCCAGATGCGGCATGGCCAGCTGCTGCTGCCCGGACGGCGGCAGGGGCATGCTGTCCACGCGGCCGGCGTCGGTGACCGCCCATGTAGCCTCTGGCCGCCCGTGGCGAGCGCTGACGCGGTTCTCGCAGCGGCTCACCAGCCCATCCCGGTCCAGCTCGCGCAGCAGGCCGGCAGCGGCGGCGGTCGTCAGCAGCATGGCCTCGCGCGGTGCGCCGCCCTCGAGCGCGGCGTTGCCCATCAGCTCCAGCGCTTCGGCCGCAGTGCTGTCGCCGTGGACGCCCAGGCAGAACAGAATCAGCTGCCGCTGGTAGGCGCGGATGTCAGCCTGCTCCATGTGCGCCTCCGAAACCCAACTCGGCAGCAGCGAGCGCCATGGCGCTGCGCGCGGAATCGCGATCGCGCACCTCCAGTGGCTCGTGCTTGGGCGCGGGCAGCGCTTCTGCCGGTGCCGGCACGGCGCCCCCATCCATGACGTGCTTCACCGCCCGCTCGTAGGCGTTGGCCAGCATGCGCTGCTGCAGCGCGCCGCTCTCTGCAGTGCGGTAAGCGTGCAGGTCCAGCTTCGACCGCACCAGCACCGTGAACCCGCTGTGGGCCTGACCCGGTTGCATCTGGCCGTCGACTTCGGCCAGCGCCGGCACGCCCAGGCACATGGCGCGGAACTGGCCGGGGTTCGGTGGCCACTGCAGCGCGCTGCGCAGGCAGTTGCCCAGCCCTTCCGCCACCTGCCGGGGGGTGATGCCAGACATCACCTGGAACCACAGCTCACCGGCGGTAGTCAGGCTGCCCGCGTTGTTCACCGGGGCTGTGCCGTTCTCGCGCACCCACTTCCCGGGGAACATGCCGGCCATGCGCTCCCACACTGTCCACAGGGCGCTCACTGCGCGCTGGTCCGGATCAGTGCTGGACGCACTGGAATTCGCCTTCGATGACGTCGCCGCCTGCTCCGCCAAAGCCGCCAGCTGCCGCGCGCTGTTCGTGGCGTCGTCGCTCCTCTGCGACGTGTTCGGCAGAACCGAGTTGAGGGTTTGCATTGGGGCCTCCGGGATTGGTGGTGTTCGTCGGCGTTGCGCCGGCGGCTTTTCGGCTTCGAGCGGCCTGGATTGCCCAGGGGAAGGGCTTGGCCACAGGTGGGGATCGGGACAGCGCCTCGGTGACGGTGTCGGCCAGCTCCTGCGGCGTCACGCCTTCGGCCAGCGCGGCGATCAGGTCGGGATGGCTCGGGTTGGTCGAGTGGCAACCGGCCTGGCGCATCAGCACGCACGCACGCCCCGCATCGGACGCACCGCTCAGAGATCCTTGAGCGTGCAGTGATGTATCTGGAGTAATAGATATGGGGTCTGGGGTCTGGTTACCCGTGTTCACGCCTGTGTTCACGCCCCCTGTCACGCGTGACTCTCCGTGACTTGTCACGCGTGACAGGTGGGCCGAAGTCACGCGTTCATCGCCAGTCACATGCGTGACGTGCAGCGCCTTCAACTCCGCCATGGTGGCCATGCCGCTTGGCACGACACCCACGTTGCGTAGGTCTTCGAACAGCATCGTGCGCCGCGCGCGGGTGCGCGCCTGCCGCTCTGCCTCGGCCTGCTTCCTGTCTTCCCGGCGCCCCTGCCCGTCAGCAATTCGGACCTGAGCGGTGGCGATCTGCTCGTCGCAGCGCTTGCTGTGGCGCAGCCCATCTTCGGCCACAGGGAAGTAGCGCTCGGCGACCTTCTTGACCGCTACCTTGTCGGCCGTGCTGATGGCACCGGCGATGACATACAGCTCCCCCAGGCTCTCGGGCAGCGCCTCCTCTTCCGAGTAGTAAGCCAGCATCAGCTTGAAGTAGACGCCGTGGTCCGTCAGGGACAGCCGTGTGGTGTCCTTGAGGTAGTCGCCGGGGTACATCTCGAAGTAGATCACGCTCGATTCCCCATGCCACGCAGCAGCGGCGCCATCGCCACCGGCTCCGGCGTGTGCGAAGGGCACGGGTTCCTCGGCACTTCGGCCAGGCACAAGGCGTCGGCCAGGCTGCTCCGCCAGCGGAACGCCGTAGAGCGGCTGACGTTGAACCGGTCCTGCACCTGCTGGACCGTGGGGAAGTTGGTGCAGCACGCGCTCACCCACAGCGCGAAGTCGATGACGATCCTGGTCTGGCACTGACCACTGAGCGCCGCCTTGCGGCGGTGGTCGGGCGCGCGCGCCGAATCAGGCACGTCGCAAAGGCTGCTGGTGCGCTGCGGGCCGCAAACAGTGCCCAGGCTGGCGAGCGGGCTCATGCTGCCTCTCCTGCCCGGCCTGCAGCCGGAAGATGCCGCCCGAGGGCAGAAGCCAGCGGCTGGGCGGCCGGCATCCTGCCGCGCGCGGCCGCGGGGTCATGCAGGTCGTGCAGCGCGGTCAGCCAGCGATAGGCCGTGGCGCGGGAGAGGCCGAACTTCGACTGCAGGGCTTCTACCTGCAGAGGCTGCGGCTGCTCCTTCGCCCAGAGCACGACATCGACCATGGGCAGCAGCTGCACCACGTTCTCGGGAATGCGGCGGCCGGCGGCATCGAACTCGCCGACCACAGCAATCGCCCAGCTCACCATCGCGGCGGTGCTCATTGGCTTCCACCGCTCACCGCGCGCGGTGCCAGCTCCTGCAGGTGGCCGGTGACGTACTGCCTGGCAGTGGTCAGCTCGGCTTCCAGCTGCCCCATCTCATCCAGC